TTACAATTCAATTTCCAAACTTTACATCGAGCGCCGCTATATTAAGAATCGCATAATTTAGGAGCCCGATGCTATGGCAGAATTAACTTATACAGTTACCGTAGCGTCGGGTAACCTTTACGGCGGAGGAACAGGCAACGTCTTTTATTTAGATGGTGTTAGAAACTCCACAGGTCCTGGAACTGTTTCTTGGGTCAAAGATGCAACTTTACGTTTTGATCAAAGTGCAAGTTCAAATAATAATCATCCATTAGTTTTTTCTACAAATACAAGTACGTCTGGAATAATTTCGTCAGGTGTTACTTATTATCTTGACGGAGCTAGTAACCAAGCAAATTATACCAACACTACAACTTTCAATGCTGCAACTACCAGATACGTTGAAATAACTCCTTCATCAGAAACAGATTTTTTTTATTTATGTTATGTCCATGGCATTGGCATGGGTGGTATTTTTGATATTACTCAAGACACTTGGGGAGCTAATGTTTGGGGATCTAATAGTTGGGCAAGTTTAATAAATACAGCCTCATTAAGTGGACAAGCATTATCTACCACTCTTGCAACTGTTGAAGCTTTTCCAGAACAAGGTTGGGGTGGAAAACAATGGGGTGTAAACGAATGGGGTCAAGTTACTGACGTCACTGCAAGTCCTTCAGGGCAAGCCTTAACATTTACAATTGGAACAGAAGAAGCTGAAGGAATTCTTAATAGAGGTTGGGGAAGAAAAAATTGGGGAGAAGAAGCATGGGGTATTGGTGGTTCTGTTCTTCCAAATGGTATTCAAATTGCTACATCGTTAGCATCAGTTTCTGTTACAAATGAAATAAACATTGGTTGGGGCGGTCTTACTTGGGGTTCAGGAGATTGGGGTGATTTAGCAAACCCTAATATAGATGTTACAGGTATTGCCTTAACAGCTTCATTAGGTAACGAAGCAAATACAGCAGATGCAAATGTAAGTGTAACTGGTATTGGAAGAACTGTAACTTTAGCAGGAGCTGTTGGAGGAACATCGGTAGACATCTCCCCTACAGGTTCAGCAGTAACTACAGCAACAGCAAATCCATTTGCGGGTCCATTAGTAACAGTACAAGTTACATCTCCTGTAAATGATGAATGGGGCACTGAAACTTGGGGTCAAGGTTTCTGGGGCGTAGGAGATGGAGTAACTGTATTTGTTGGAACTGATACAGTTCATATTGGTGATGCAAATGTCCAATTAACAGGAGTTCAATCAGCTACATCTTTAGGTGCAACAGTAATTCCTGTAATAATCGAATCAGGTGTTTCAAGTACATTTTCAATGGGAACAGTTTTTGGAGGGGAACTAGTAGCAGTTCAAGTTACAACAGCTTCAGCAACATCGTGGGGTGATGCTCCTTGGGGTGAAGGTCAATGGGGTCAAGGTGAAGGTACTGATATAGGAATAGGTGGAGAAGAAGCAATTGTTCCTTCAATTGATGTTTTCCCAACAGGTCAAGTAGCAACATTTTCTATTGGAACAGAAGCAATAACAGGAAACGCTAATGTAACAGTAAGTGGCCAATCTTTAGCTATATCATTAGGTGACGAAGACGCCTTTACAAATGTAAGAATAAACGCAACAGGATTTAGCATAGGAACTATACAAATTGGTGATTTCTTAGCAGGAATTAGTGATACTGCAACACCTACAGGAGTGACAATGACACCTGCAACTGGTACAATAGGGCTTAATGCATGGGAGATTGTTGACCCTGGAACAAGTCCAACTTGGACGGTAGTTGACAAAGCAGCTTAATAGAAATAAAATTATAACAATTATAAAGGATAAAAATTATGGCATCAAGTTATTCAACAGATTTAAAACTAGAGCTAATGGTAACAGGGGAAAACTCTGGAACATGGGGCGATAAAACAAATACAAACTTAAACTTAGTCCAACAAGCAATTGCAGGTTTTGAAGCGATCGATTGTGCTTCATCTGACGTTACACTTGCTATGACTAACGGAACAATATCAAACGCAAGAAATGCAGTACTAAAACTTACAGGTACTTTAGCAGGAACAAGAGTTGTAACTTGTCCAGATAGTATAGAAAAAACTTACATCGTTCAGGACGCAACAACAAGATCAGGTAATACGCTAACTTTTAAAACGGCTAGTGGTACAGGCGTTACTCTTGTTGAAGGAAAAACTCACGTAATTTATGTTGATGGGACAAATGCAGTAGACGTATTTTTCTTAAAAGATGTTGTGGAAGATACTACACCGCAACTTGGTGGAAATCTTGACACAAATTCTCACAATATTGACATTGATGATGCTCATGGAATTAGAGATGAGAACGGAAACGAACAGATTATATTTCAAACTACTGGATCTGCTGTTAACCAAATCGATGTAACAAACGCTGCAACAGGAAATGCTCCTAGCATTACTGCTACAGGTGGCGATACAAATGTTGATTTAAGTTTTGCAGGAAAAGGATTAGGAAGAGTATCTTTAGGTGCAGCAGCGATTCAACAAACTGCTGAAAAAGTTACTACTACAGCAACGGCTGCCACAGGAACTATAAACTACGATGTAATAACACAAGCAGTTTTAAATTTTACTTCTGACGCTGCAGCTAACTGGACTTTAAACATAAGAGGAGATGGATCAAACTCTTTAAACAACATTATGGATGCTGGAGAATCAATCACCATAGCTCACATTGTAAAAAATGGTAGTACACCTTATTACAATAATGCAGTTACAATTGATGGTTCTTCTGTTACTCCTGAATACCAAGGTGGCTCTGCGCCAACTGCAGGTAATGCGAGTTCTTTAGATGTTTATTCATACACTATTATAAAAACTGGAGATGCTGCGTTTACAGTTTTAGCTTCTCAAACACAGTTTGCGTAATAAATTAGGAGGATAAAAAGGATGCCAATATTAGGAAGTTTTGGAGCAGGATCCGCAAGAGGATTAGGTTTAACCTCTGGTGGACGATCACCATACACTATGGAGTATTTAGTTGTAGCTGGAGGAGGAGCTGGAGGCTCTTCGCCTGGAGGGTGTGGACAAGCTGGAGGAGGAGCGGGAGGATTCCGAACGACTTCTACCGAAGTGGATCCCGATGTAACTTATACTGTCACAGTTGGTGGCGGTGGAGCAGGAGCTAACAGATCTCCTGGATCATCAGGTGCTGCAAGTAATCTTAGTGGTACAGGAATATCTTATCCTGCATCAGGCGGAGGAAGAGGAGCTTCAGGTAACGGATCTGCTGCTGAAAGCGGTGGCTCTGGAGGCGGAGGAGTTTTCCAACAAGGTCGAGGAGAAGGTAATCAAGGAGGTTATTCTCCATCAGAAGGTAATCCAGGCGGACCAAACCAAGGTGGCCCTTGCGGTGGCGGTGGCGGCGGTGGTGCTAGCCAACCTGGAACAGGATCGAATAACACATCAGGTGCTCCAGGAGGAAATGGAGCAGCATCTTCAATCACGGGTTCTTCAGTAACTTATGCTGGAGGCGGCGGAGGAGGAACCCACAATGGTGGAGGAGCTCCAGGAGGAACTGGTGGCGGAGGAAATGGACCTAGCCAACCAGGAACAGACGGACTCGGCGGCGGAGGCGGCGGAGGATCTAACAACTCATCGGGTGGCCCTGGCGGAGACGGTGTTGTAATTTTAAAAATGCCAACAAAAAGTTATTCAGGTGTTACAACAGGAAGTCCAACTGTAACGACAAGTGGAGATAATACTATTGTTAAGTTTACAGGTTCAGGGAGTTACACATCATAATGGCACAATACTTTGCAAAAATTGGTCCTGACGATATAGTTGTTGATGTTCAAGTAGTAGCAGATGATTCAATCAACACTGATGAAAAAGGCTCAGCTTTTTTAAACAAGCTTTATGGAACTGACGATGAATGGCTTCATTCTCGAAAAGATGTTGTAGGCATAGATTCTGATAACCCAAGAGTTTGGCCAGCTTATATAGATGGTAAATATCTTAGAGAAGACAATGTTTTTATAGATGTTTGTTGGTTCCCTTCTTGGACTTTGGATAAAACAACCTACGAATGGACACCACCAAAACCTAAACCAGCTGACAGACCTGATAGAGAAACTTATTGGAATGAAGACGCACAGCTTTGGATGTTTAGAAAAACAGAACCTGATTTTAGTGACGATCCTGTTGAATAATACTTAAATTAGTATATAAGCTTTCTCAAAGAAATGCTTATAAAAAAGATAGATAAAATACCTGATAAAGTATTTAATGATCTAAAATTAATCATTCAAGATAAATCCGTAAAACATAATGCTTATTTAGCTGGTAATATTGAACAAGAATACAGGCTAGATAAACATACATCTAAATTAGAAAATTATCTTTTAGATGAAATAGGTAATGAACCTTCTTTAATGAAATATATGAATTATGATTTTAATTGTAATACAGAAGATAGATTATTAAAATTAACAAGTTTATGGGTAAATTTCCAAAAAAAACATGAATTTAATCCAATACATAATCATGATGGTATTTTTTCTTTTATAATTTTTTTACAAATTCCGTATCTAAGAGAAGAACAAAAAAGAATATCTCCTGGTAAAGATTCAAACCTTGAGTGTGCTGGATTTGTTGAGTTTATGTATTCTGGTTTTTTAGGTAATATAGAAACTGTACAATTTCCCGTAGATAAAACATGGGAGCAAAAGATGTTAATTTTTCCAGCAAAACTTTTTCATTGTGTTTATCCTTTTTATGGAACTGACGATTATAGAATTACCATGTCAGGGAACGTGAGGTTTAAAGTATGAAGATAGATAGAAAAGTTACAGTTTGGCCATTTAAATTAGATGAATTAGAAGATTGGGCTTTTACTGAATCAATATTTTCAGAAGAAGATTGTGAAAAAATAATTCAACAAGGGACAAAAGCACATTTAGAAAAAGCTACTGTTTTTGATCCGAATAAGGACATAGATACTATACGAGATAGTTATGTTTCTTGGTTATATCCAAATTTAGAATTACAACCTTATTATCGAAGATTAACAGATGTTATTACTGAATTAAATAATAGATTTTTCAGGTTTGATTTATATGGGTTTATAGAAGGATTACAATTTACTTATTATAAAGCTCCAGGAGGTTTTTATGGAAAACATTGTGACAGAGGACTTAATGGTCTGGTAAGAAAATTATCTTTTGTAATACAACTTACTGATCCCTCTGAATATGAAGGTGGAGAACTAGTATTACATTTAGGAGCCGATCCAACAAGGATAAAAAAGAAAAGAGGTTACATAACTGTATTTCCTTCTTATAATCTTCATGAAGTTACTCCTGTTACAAAAGGAGAAAGATATTCTCTTGTAGGATGGATAACAGGCCCAGCGTTTCGATGAAGTTTTTAGAACTATTGTCAAATGTTAAACATGCAACACAGAATCAAAAACGAAACGAACTTTGGGACGTAGAGGGAATATTACATAACCAAACTTTTAAATTTGATTTGAGACCTTTAAAAAATAATGCAAAACAAGGATCTTTTATAACTAAGGCAGATAAAATTGTATATGATATAAAAGATGAATATATTGTGGTGGATGTAGAAGAGTTGCATAAGTATATAAAAGAAGATAATAAGAAAGTAGTTTATTTAAATGATTTACTTTCAAACTTAGAATGGAATATAGTATTACAAAAACAATAAAATGATATCTCTTATTGAAAATTTTTTTACAGATGAAGAACTTCCAATAATATTTAAAGAAGTAAATTCAGCTGAAGCTGAACCTAAATGGCGTACTAATAAGTTTTGGAGTCAGGATATAGTTAAAAAATCAAGTGCAGTTGTAAGTTTGTATTTATCTGAAGAAATAAATAATATTATTAAGAATAAATTTATTAAAATAAAACCAGAATATGGAGAACTTACATTCAGTTGTCAGTTTTATATGTGGTATCCATTTAGTTACATTCCACAACATAAAGACCAGAACTATAAGTTAGCTTCAACTATTTATTTAAATGAAACTTGGGAAGTAGATTTTGGAGGATTATTTTATTATTATGATGAATCTCAAAAATATAAAATGGTGATTCCTAGATTTAATTGTGGTGTTATAAATACACCTGATGTTTACCATGGAGTAACTTTATTACATCCTGACGCCCCTTATAGAACAACAATACAAATATTTGCTACCTAATGATAACAAACATATTTGCAGATCCTGTTTTACATGTACAATTGGATGAGGATTTAAAATCTTTAATTGACTTTTCAAGTAAGTTAGAAAGAGGAAGAGTAAAAAGTAATATTGGTGGATTTCAAAGTGAAGATTTAGATAAAAACGCACCTGAACTTGAATCTTTAATTTCTAATATTTTATTTCATGGAAACTCTTTTATAAAAGAACATCTTCATTTAAGAAATGATATATTTTTAAATAATATATGGTTGAATAAAAATTATTATAAAGATTTTAACGAAAGACATTTTCATCTTGATTGTGTAGTTTCTGGAGTTTTTTATGTAAAAACTAATCCTCAATCTGGTGACTTACAATTTTTTAGAAATAATAGTTTAGATGTCTGGATGCCTGATCGTATAATTAAAAAGTTTAATTATCACAATTCTACTTTGTGGTCATTTAGACCAGAGGATAATTATTTATTTTTATTTCCTGCCTGGTTAGAACATTCTGTCAGACCAAACCTTTCACAAGAAGAACGAATATCAATATCTTTTAACATTGCAGTTCAAAAATGATGATTGACCATAAATATAATTATTCTATTTTTAAACATGAACCTTTGGTAAAAAATCAAAATTACTTTATAAATGATATAAAAATAGCTAGAGAGTTTTTAATAAAAGAATTTAAAACAGATAATTTAACTTGGATGTATCAAAAGTATAATATTTTTTCTATTCTAGCGGGTAGCAATTATTTTTGGAATCTTTACAAAGATATAGGAATATGTGTTCAAAGACATATTACAGGTAATCTTCAACAAGAATTACCTAAAAACATGTGGATGCAATCATGGTTAAATTGGCATACAAAAAAAGAATTATTAAAAAGACATAATCATGCAGATAATGGAAATGGATATATGCATGGATTTGTAAGTATTGAACCTAGAGATACAAAAACTATATTTTATAAAGATTACGAAGATGAAAAACCTATTTATCATGTAGATAATGAAATAGGAAATATTTACATTGGTGACGGTAATAAGTGGCATGAAGTAATAAGCAACAGTAGTTTTGATGGCGAAAGAATTACTCTAGGTTTTGACATTATGACAAGAAACTCACCAACTAACCATTTTGGATTTATACCCCTGATATATTAATGAGACACTTATCTACAATTCCAATATGTTCTAATACTTTGTTTTGTTACAAATTAAATATTAAAGAAGACTTAACTCTCAAATTTAAGGATGAAAAATTCATACCTAGAAATTTAGCTTTTGATAAAGCAGGAAAAGGGGAAGATATGAATATTTTAGATAAATACAAAGATTTAAAAAAAGAAATACAAGCTGCAGTTGACGAAACGTTGGAAGAAATCTTAATGTTAGAAAAAATTGATTATAAAATATTTACATCTTGGTTAACTAAGACTGCCCCTAAAGATTTTTCAGATTCACATCATCATAGCAATTCATGGTTAAGTGGTGTTTACTATCCTAAAGGAGATCCAGGTTTCAGTATTAAATTTCACCATGATAACAAGACTCAGTTTTTTACACCACCAAAACAATATAACATATATAATTCTACAGAATGGATCATCTATCCTGAAGACAATTATTTAATTTTATTTTTTAGTCAGTTAAGACATGAGATATTACGTAACGACTCAAATCTAGATAGATATTCTTTAGCATTTAATATACTACCTAAAGGGCCATTTGGTGCTGAAGACTCTTATAACGTATTTTAGTAGCTAATTTGATGGAATTTAATTCTTTACTAAAATGGTGTATAATTAGAATATGCCATTAAGAAAAGTACAATTTGCACCAGGATTTAACAAACAAGCATCTGCATCAGGAGCTGAAAACCAATGGGTAGATGGTGATTTTGTAAGATTTAGATATGCCATGCCTGAAAAGATTGGTGGCTGGCAAGAAATAATGGACAAACAACTTGTAGGGGCAGCAAGGGCATTACATAGTTGGGTTGATTTAGAAGGTAGAAGATACCTAGCAATAGGCACAGACAAAATTTTATACATTTATGATGGTGATGATTTTTATGATATCACTCCATTGGACACTTCACTTGCTCAAGCGAGTTGTAATATAAGCACTACTAATGGTTCATCTACAGTAACGATAACAACTCCTGGAACCCACAACCTCGAACCAGGTGACATTGTAACTTTTGTAAATGCTGGATCATTTAATGCTTCACAAACAGGATATGTTGCTGCAGATTTTGATGATGTTTTATTTGAAGTAACACTAGCTCCAACAACTACAACATTCACAATATCAATGCCTAGTGCTGAGACAGGATCAGGAACAACAAATAATGGAACTTTAGATTTAAGAGCTTACTTTAGAGTAGGCCCTTTACTACAAGCTTTTGGTTTTGGATGGGGCACAGGCCTTTGGGGAGCTTCTACATGGGGAACAGCTAGATCATCGTCATCAGTTGTTTTAGATCCAGGAACTTGGTCTTTAGATAATTTTGGAGAATTGCTTATCGCAACTGTTAAAAACGGTAAAACGTTTTCTTGGGATCCGAATACAGGTATTACAACTAGAGCGACCGTATTATCTGGAGCTCCAACAAAATCTGTAATGAGTATGGTTTCTGATCGAGATAGACATTTAATTATATTAGGTACCGAAACAACAATTGGAAATACGACTACTCAAGATAAAATGTTTATTAGATTTTCAGATCAAGAGTCTTTAACGGACTACACAGCCACATCAACTAACACAGCAGGTTCTTTTAGAATTGATAGTGGAACAAAAATTGTTGGTGCAGCTAAAGCAAAGGATTATATTTTAATTCTCACAGATACTTCTGCATATCTAATGCAATTTGTAGGTCCACCTTTTACATTTAGTATTAGACAAGTTGGATCTAATTGTGGCTGTATGGGTCAAAAATCGATTGTTTATGCTAATGGTTCTGTTTATTGGATGTCAGATTCAGGAGGGTTTTTTGTATTTGACGGAACTGTAAAAGCTTTACCTTGTTTAGTAGAAGATTTTGTTTTTCAAACAAACGATAGTGCACCAGGATTTAATTTTGAAAGTGGGTCTGAATTGACATGTGCTTCACATAATAGTTTGTATTCTGAAATATCTTGGTTTTACGCAAGCTCAGGATCAAACTTTATAGATAGAGTTGTAACTTTCAATTACGAAGAACAAACTTGGACAACGGGAACTCTTGCAAGAACATCTTATGAAGATGCTCATGTTTTTAAAGATCCAATTGCAACAGAATTTACTAGCACTCTAGCTCCAAGTACACCAACTATACAGGGTGTGAGTAATGGTGCTTCAAGAGTGTTTGACCATGAAAAAGGTACAAATCAAGTGTTAGCAAATGGAACAACCACAGCAATATCTGCTTTTATCAAATCTGGAGATTTTGATTTAGATGCACAAGGAGATGGAGAATTTTTTATAAAAGTGAGAAGATTTATTCCTGACTTCAAATATCTAAATGGTAATTGTAAAGTTACTTTAGAATTAAGAGATTACCCCTCTAATGTGCAACAAGGATCACCACTTGGCCCCTTTACAGTCTCATCAACCACAGATAAGGTAGATACAAGAGCAAGAGCTAGATTAGCTGCTGTTAAAATAGAAAATGATAGCACAAATGAAAGTTGGAGATTTGGTCAGTTTAGATTTGACATACAACCAGATGGAAGAAGATAATGGCTAAAGTACAAGTATTTATTCCTGAACCACCTGAAGAATACAAAGTAGATTCTTTTAGACAAATAAATTTAGCATTGGAGCAATTACAAAATCAATTAAATACTACATACCAGAGGGAACAAAAAAACGATTCTGAAACGTTTAATTATTTTTTATCATGACAATTCAATATAAAAATCAAGGATACAAACAAGCAAGCACTGGCAAAACTACG